GAGAAGAGCCTACGGCTGTTGATCCATCTGAACTTGATGCACTAAAAAGAAGCATTGAGGGATTAGAGAAAAAAAACTTTGAACTAATAGGCAAATTAAAGAAAAAAGAAACGCCTGATGTTCCTGCTGATTATCAAGAATTACTTGATTTTAAACAAAAGGCAGAGCAGAAAGAATTAGAGGCTAAAGGTGATTATTCAAAGGCATTGGAATCAAGGGAGGGCCAATTCCGTGATGCCGTAAAAGAAAAAGACGACAAGATCAAAAAGCTTGAGGCGAAGATTCGTGATCTTGAGTTAATCTCACCTGCTATGGCTGCTCTATCTAATGCGGTGCATGATACAGATTACGCGTTAGAGAAATTAGGTAAAGATAAATTTGAAGTAGCAGAAGATGGCTCTGTTGTTTATGTCGATGAATTTAGTCGGATGACAATAGAAGAAGCCGTTCAGAAAAAGCTTGCTTCAAATGACAGAACAAAATGGGTAGTTAAGAAAACCGTTGCAAAAGGAAGCGGAGCCGTCGGCGGCGGTAATGTTGCAGGAGGCAAAATTTCAGAAGGAGATTTAAAATATTTCTTGCCAGAAACACAAAATATTGATGAACAGACAAGGATTTATAACCAACAAGGCGCAGAAGTTTGGAGAAAGTATAGGGAAATGGCCGAAAGCCGCTAGTATAGGAAGCAATGACTCGTCTGATGGTTACGCCGAAGGGTGAGTAAGGGTTACGCCCAAACTGTAAAAACTATTTAGGAATCAAGCATGGCCCCCACAAGGCGGAGCGATGTCATCATTCCAGAGGTTTTTGTTCCCTATGTCGTTCAAGCGACCACTAACCTAGACCGCTTTTTGCAGTCTGGGGTGGTGCAACCATTAGCGGAATTAAATGCCAATGAGGGTGACTTTATAAATGTACCTTTTTGGGGTGCAAACTTAGCTGGTGATCAAGAAGTTCTAACTGATAGCACTTCATTAACACCTGGCAAAATTTCAACAGGCAAGCAAATTGCTGTCCAGTTACATAGAGGTCGTGCATTTGAGGCAAGAGATCTTGCGTCAATCGCTGCGGGTTCTGATGCTATGGCCGCAATCGGTAATAAGCTTGCTGCTTATATTGCTAACCAAAAGCAAAAAGATCTTCTTGCTTCATTAGAAGGTTGCTTTGGATCTCTTAACGCTAATGATTCAAATAGCGCATTTTTCTCAATGTGCGTTGATTCAGAAAGTGGAGATTCACCAACAGTTCTAAGTCCAAGAACTGTTGCTGCTGCCAGAGCAAAATTTGGTGAGCAAGGCGACAAGCTTACTGCTTTAGCAATACATAGCAACACCTATTACGATTTGGTCGAAAGGAAGCTTATCGATTATGTCAGCCAAAGTGATGCCCGTGGTACATCCACAACTCAGTCAGGCGGATCAATGGCAAACGCTTATGGTGGTGACGATAAAGTTCCTACCTTCTGCGGATTGAATGTATTGGTTTCAGATGATGTAACCAAGACTGGCTCAGGTGCAACAACTGAGTATGCAGCTTACTTCTTCCAGCCTGGTGCTGTAGGCAGTGGTGAAATGCAAGCGTTAGACATCGAGCAAGATCGCGATATTCTTGCTAAGTCCGACGCGATCAGTTATGACTCTCATTATTGCTATCACCCTGTTGGTAGTAAGTGGGCTGTTACACAAACAAACCCAACTGTTGCTCAGTTAGGTACTGTTGCAAACTGGTCGAAAGTGTACGAAAACAAGAATCTCGGTATAGCTCGCGCTACCGTAGTTTCTAACTACGACTAGGGGTATTTAACAAATGACATCCGTATTTGAAGCCGTAGGCGGCAAGGCAATTGGTTACGTTTCAGGTGGAGCCGTAACACAAGCCACAAACAAATCAACTGCTGTAACGCTTAACACGCAAGGCGGTCAGATCACAATGAACAACGCTGCACTAGCTGATGGTGCAGAAGTTACCTTTCAGGTAAACAATGACAAAGTTGCTGCAACTGACGTTATTGGCGTTAATATTGCTTCTGGCGGTACTGCTGGTGCGTATTTGGTGGTTGTTTCAGCAGTTGCGGCTGGATCTTTTAAGATCACAGTTAGCAACGTGTCTGGTGGCGCATTAAGTCAAGCGATTGTGCTTAATTACGCCGTTACCAAGAGTGCAGCAAGCTAATGGGCTTGTTCGCTTTTAGGCGACTAAGGGAAAGAGAGGCTGCTTTGGCGGCCTCTGCTCCTTTAGCAGAAAAACCCAAGCCAAAGACAAAACGTAAACCAAAACAAAAGCCTAAGACTTATGGCGATCTCGATAACGGAGACGGTGGGAGCAGCAAACGCAAACAGTTATCTGTCTCTGGCTGATGCACAAAGTTTAATTGATGGTTTAGTAGAAGATGCTGATGTCGTTTCTTGGGCTTCTGCTACTACAGACCAAAAGAACAGGGCGTTATATACAGCAGCGCAACGGATTGATCGTGAAAGATTTTTAGGAGCAAGAGTTAATGACACTCAAGCAATGCAATGGCCTAGATCAGGAGTAAGGAAGCCAGATACTTATATCAATACTTACGCGACTGGTTTTCCATTCCGTATCGTTGAAGATTTTTTTACAGACACAGAAATTCCAGAGCAATTAAAAAAAGCGCAGGCTGTTTTAGCTGTTTATTTGAATAGCAATAAAGAAGCTTTAAATCTTACGGGGCTTGAATCTTATCAAAGTGTAAATGTAGGATCTGTTTCAGTGACACCGTATAGATTTGGAGCAGTTGGCTTTAATGCCGTCCCTCCTATGTTTGAACGATACTTTAATGGGCTTAGAATAAGTGGACCAAGTAACATTGCAGTAAAACGCAGCTAACCATGATTTATCCAGCGGCAACAATTATCACTGACACAAACGCACATACAGGGCGTTTCGGAAAAGTTCATGCGTTGGCAGATGCTTCTTGTACTTTTGTTTCAAGTGATCTCACAGAAAATGGATCATCAACAATTAACGGAATTACAATGAAGGCAGGAACAGAAATCGAAGGGATTGTTATAACAAGTATTACGTTGGCAAGCGGTCAAGTTGTTGCGTATCGTTTGTAATGTCTTTTGCTAACGCTTTACAAAACGCAGTTGATAAGGTTGTAAAGGTAAAAGGAATGGGAGTTGACGTTGTTTTTCGGCGTTTAACTCCTGGTACTTATAACACTGCAACTGGTGTTGTAAAAAGTTCTAAGATTGATGAAACAATTAAAGGCGTTTTTCAATCTATTAGTGACCGAGAAGTTAATGATTTAGTTCAATCAAGTGATCGCAAATGCTTAATTAGTGCCGCTTCTGTTAGCAATGTTCCAACGACTAAAGATCAAATAATATATGGTGGAATTATTTATCAAATTATTAGCGTTGAGACAGTTTCTCAGGCTGGAATAGACTTAAATTATGATTTGGTGCTACGAGCATGACGGAGCAGTGGAAGCCAGAAGAAATTCCAGAGAAGGTTGAAGGGCTTTTGGCTGCGTTGCTTCAAAGTACCGTTTTAGAATCTGACGCTCGGTTAAAAGTTGGAACGCCTGTAGACACTGGGAGACTTAGAGCTTCATGGCAAATATCAAAGGGGGAAGGAAACCCATCAAATCCTATTGATGCAGGAAAGAATAAACAGTATGGAGATACTTCACCGCCTCGAATGGTTACAGACGCTTCAACCAATGCGGTAAGGATTGTAAGGACAGGACCAAAAGCCAATTATGACGTAACTAAAAAACATTCATTAGATGTTGTTTATACAATTACAAATAATATGGAATATGCAGAGCCGATTTGTTACGGAACAGCTCGGCCAGCTTCATGGGTCGCATCAGGGACAACAGGCAGTTCACAAAACCCCCCTCCTTGGGTTGAAGGAATAGCAAAAGGAATGCAAAAATATATTGACTACAACTGGGAAAAGTTCGTAAAGGAAACAAATTAAATGGCTGCTACTAATCTAAATACTGTTCGATCTACGATTGAAACTCGTTTAAAAGATGAGTTAAAAGGAGGAGGAGAACACCCGCCTATCACGGTTGTATTTAATAATGTCCCTGCTATTCCCATTCCTAATAAAAGCTGGTGTCAATGCTCAATGAGTTTTAGTAGTAGCAGTTATTTATCTCAAGGAGGAGTAACAGGTTCAAGTAATATTTTAACGGGTTTAATGTCTGTAAATATTTTTACTCCTAAAGGCCAAGGGGCTGGTGATAATTATGTAATTGGAAAGAGAATTAGGGATTTATATAATAGAATTAATATTTCAGGTGTTTACTTTGATCCGCCTATTGGTCCCGAAGTTATGTCGGCGGCATCTCCTGAAGGTTACTTTCAGACGCAAGTGCGAGTAACATTTGAAGTAATTGAGGAACTTTAGCCAATGGCTCTTACTGAAGAACAACTTGACGCGGTTGAAGCGGTGAAAGGTAAAAGAAACCCTGCATTGTTTGACCCGCGTTGTCAGCAATATTTAGATCAAAAAAAGAATTGCGAGGTTAAAACTGTAGATAAGTCCGATAAGGGCTAAACTTTACACATCATTCCTTTTAATTAAATGGCTTTTTACCGAGGGGAAGAGGGTTCTGTAAAATTCAAGAACGCTTCTGGAACAACTGCGGCGGTAGCAGAAACAACAGCATGGAGTCTTGACATCTCAAAAGATGTGCTT